TCATGAAATTCCTCAGCGTATGCAGTGGCATTGATGCGGCATCGGTTGCATGGAAACCGTTGGGGTTTGAAGCCGTCGCGTTTTCAGAAATCGAGCCGTTTCCGTCAGCGGTGTTGGCGACTCGCTACCCGGGTGTGCCGAACCTTGGAGATATGACGCGGTACAAGGAATGGGATCTTGATTCAATTAACATTCTGGTCGGAGGTACGCCGTGCCAGTCGTTCTCGGTTGCCGGCTTGCGTCGAGGGATGGCTGATCCACGCGGCAACTTGGCCCTCGTCTATCTCGGCATTGCTGACAAGTTTCGGCCGCAGTGGATCGTCTGGGAAAATGTCCCCGGCGTGTTGTCATCAAACAGAGGACGGGACTTTGGTTCCTTCCTCGGGGCGCTGGTTCAACTCGGGTATGGGTTCGCCTATCGAATCTTGGACGCTAAGTACACCGGAGTACCCCAGCGACGTCGTCGAGTGTTCGTTGTCGGACATCTTGGAGATTGGCGACGTGCCGCAGCGGTATTGTTTGAGCGCGAAAGCTTGTGCGGGGTTTCTCCGAAGGGCCGCAGCACGAAACAAGAAGTTGCCAAAACACTTAGAGGACGCCCTAACGCAAGTCATCGAGAGGACAGCGACAACTGCGTCGCTTTAGCTTGCACTCTTTCTGCAAGCGATGGCGGGGCGGGTGGTGGCATGCATCCAGTGGTCGCGTTTTCGTCAAAAGATCACGGTCAAGACATAGGACACAACCAGTCGCCAACTCTTCGATCAATGACAGGTGCGAAAGCAAATGGCGGCGGTCAAGTTGCGGTCGCATATCAGTGCCAGGGATCAAATGTCGGTCCGATGGGAACGCTTCGAGCTGGCAACGGCAATGAGACCGGAGGAGTTCCGTTTCTTGCTCAGAGGATGGCTGTAAGGCGACTCACGCCACGAGAATGCGAGCGACTTCAAGGTTTTCCCGACGACTGGACATTAATTGAATATCGCGGCAAACCGGCAGCCGACGGGCCTCGCTACAAGGCGATCGGCAATTCGATGGCTGTTCCGGTCATGCGATGGATCGGCAATCGAATTAAGCAGGTTGATGACCTAATGACGTAGGCAATAGTCGTCACCGAGGATAGGAATACGACCCGAGTTATGGAGGGGTTTTAGGATGGCAAAACGAAAGTCGCTCACGAAGAAGTCTCGTTTTGAAGTATTTAAGCGGGATTCATTTACTTGCCAGTATTGTGGGCGATCTGCTCCTGGCGTCGTGCTCCGCGTAGATCACATCCATCCGGTTGCCAAAGGCGGGACAAATGAAGTTGCCAATCTGATTACAGCCTGCTTTGATTGCAACGTCGGGAAAAGCGATCGATTGCTTAGCGACAACTCCGAATTAGCGAAACAGCATGCCGAACTAGCCCGACTACAGGACCGGCGCAATCAACTGGAAATGCTCAAAACATGGCGAGCCGAGTGCGCGAAAGTGGCGAGCGAAGCTTGCCAGATGCCTGTCGACGTAATTGAGCGAGCATTCGATTGCAAGGTGGGTGATTACGGTCGATCTGTTTTGGGCCGCTTGATTAAAAAGCACGGAATTGAAGAGGTTATTGCAGCGACCGACATTGCATGTGAACAGTATCAGGATTCGGAAGTTGCAATGAAAAAAATCCCAGGCATCATCCGCACTAGAAAGCTAGATCGCGAGCTACCAGGGTTGAGTCGACATCACTACATCGTCGGCATCCTTCGGAATCGAGGGCTTTATTTTGACTATCGCCGTGTGCGCGAGTTTACGGAATGGTTTGTTATCCGTGAAATCGATGTAGAGGAGCTTGAGTCGGCGGCCAAACAGGCCAGGAACTGGACGCAGTTCGTCGAATCGGTCCGACAGATACTCAAGAATGATCTTGCGACTGAAGCGATGCAGAAGCGAGACGAATTTGGTTTTGCGACTGACAAGCTGTTTCAGTACGAGACGCCCGAGCACCAAGACATGGAGGCATGGTAGTGCCACGCATACGGACAATCAAACCAGAGTTCTGCACTTCTGAACAAGTCGCCGACTGTTCGACGAATGCTCGCCTACTGTTCGTCTTGATGTGGTGCTTCTGCGACGACGGGGGCCGACACCCAGCCAACGCCAAGCGACTCAAAATGGAATGCTTCCCCGGTGATTCGTTCACCGTGGCCGACATACAGGTGATGATCGAAGAGCTGATTAAAAACGGCCTAATCATTGAATACAGGCACGAAAACAGCTTATTTTGGCAGGTTACTGGCTGGAAAAAGCACCAAAAGATCGATAAGGCAAGTTTCAAATACGGACCACTGGATAGCCAGGGTAGGGCCGTCGAATTTGCTGATTCGGCGATTGTTCGGAGAGTATTCGACGAGCATTCGACGACTCCTCACCCCCGGAATGGAATGGAAGGGAATGGAGAGGAGTCTACCGGAGAGGAAGGGAGTCATTCTTGCGGAATCGACGAAAAGTCGCCGAAGTCCGCGCCGGAAGCCAGTGGATTTTATTTTGTTGTTTGCGACGGTTCTGAGTGGTCCCTTTCTTTGAGCAAGTTCAACGAGTACCGCAAGACATTCCCAGAGTTGGATCTTGGGCGAGAGTTTCGTAAGGCAGCTCAATGGCTTAGGGATCGACCGAAGAATCGCAAGACACCGAAGGGCATGCATGCGTTTTTGGGGTCGTGGCTTTCTCGGGCTCAGAACAGCGGTCAATCGACTGGTGGTGTAGTGCAAAAGACCTTTGCACAGTTGAAGGTTGAAAACACGCACGCGGCAGGCGATGCATGGGAAGCGAAGATGCAAGACAGGTTTGGAGTCGAAGATGCAGCAGTCTGATGTGCCAAAGTTTCGATCTGCCATTACGGCGCTCTGCTTGACGTTCAACCAAGAAGCGACCGAGGTGGTGTTTGACGCCTATTGGATTGGTTTAAGCGACCTTTCGATCGAGGCGGCAAACAAGGCTGTTTTCAGAGCGATACGCGAATGTGAATCGTTTCCGAAGCCGGTTGAGCTTCGCAGGCTGGCGGGGGAGCTGCAGCGTGATGCGAGGGCCATTGCTGCGTGGGAGGATGTCCTGCGCGCTGTGCCGCTAGGGTCATGGAAGCACATCGATTTTGCGGACTTACTTATTAACGCAACGATTCGTAATCTCGGAGGGTGGCCCAATTTTTTAGGGAGACTCGACGGCGCAGAGTCAGAGAAATGGGCTCGAGCCGACTTCTTGAAAACATACCAGTCTTTCGTTTCCGGATCGGTGAGCGCTGAGGCGTGCGCGCCGCTGGCGGGACTTTCGGAGGCAACATCTTTGGGTGGAGTTCGACAGCCACCTGTTCCAGTTCGCATTGAATGTGAGCCATCGCGCAAGTCGCTTCCGTGTCATGTGCGGCAGGCAGCTATTGCGAGTGATCGCCCGACTGACTTTTTGAAACTAACCAACAAACTTTAGGAGCAACCATGTCAACACGTTACGAAATCCGTCGCAAATCTCACGGTCACTGGGGATTGAGCCGAGCCGACATCACCAGCAAGCAGCAAGGTGAGACCGAATTGGACGCCGTGCAGAAGAACGACCCCAAGGGCGAGTATCAGTTGGTCGAGATCACTGAAACGATTGTTGCAGGAGCGAAGCAGTAGCGATGGACACCGCGGCCAAATACCAATTGCTGCGCCGACTCAAGGCGCGATTTTACGCAGCTCAGCGCCGAGCTCGGTATTGGTCCGGTACTCCGTCGCTGTTTCGCGGAAGTCGGTACAAGCCGAAGGGCGGCAAGCAGATTTACGCCGCGTCCGAGTACGAGTTGGCAATGCAAGATTCCGTTGCACTGGCCGATGAGATCGCTGCGATCAGTGGTCGTCGGCCAATAGTTCACGACTACAAGAAAGAATTTCAGGAGGCGGGCTATCGGTTCGCCGCCAATCAATAACCAAGCTTACGAAGGAATGACGATGAAAACATTGAACGATTACGCAAACGAAGTTCACGAAGCCAATCGAAAATGGTGGGAGGATCTGGAAACAGGGAAACGGATCGAACGGAACAAGGCGGAAATGCTTTGCCTTATTCACAGCGAAGTCAGTGAATGCCTTGAAGGTGTTCGCAAAGACCTGATGGACGATCACTTGCCGCATCGAAAGATGGAAGAGGTCGAACTTGCCGATGCGCTGATTCGCATTCTTGATTACGCAGCGGGTCACGGACTTGATATTCACGGCGCGTACATCGACAAGATGGCTTACAACGCTCAGCGCGCCGATCACAAGCGTGAAAATCGATTGCTGGCGCATGGGAAAAAGTTTTAGGGGACTAGTCGCATGGGGAATGGATTTAGGATTCCTTGCGGCAAGTGCAAGCGGTACGACTGCAGGTGTGAACGGGTGGTCAAGGAAAAGGACATCGCCATAGCAAGCCAAGTCAAGCATTGCGAAGAAGCCGCATTCGTCCTCGATGCGTGCGGCTACCGCGAAGATGCCCAGCGCATGGACGCAATTACGGCGACTGTGCAGCGGTATCTCGACCTGACCGATCCGACCCCGATTGATGCGGAGTGGTTGAAGTCGATGAAGGCTGAGTTTGAAAAGCATGAACTTTATGTTCCGCAGCACAATGGCGAGTTCTGGTGGTATCAGGACGCCAGATACATAAATCCTGAACCAAAAACTCGGGGCGATGTGCGATTGCTTTTGATGCGATTGGAGCGGGATCGATGACGACGACCAAGCCCAAACCGATCGCAAGCCTGTTCCTGCCGATCCAGTTAACCAACGACAACGGCGGCCGCAATGCCAAGTGGTACCGAACGGCCAAGCGTAAAGCCGAGTACGCAATGATGGTGCGCGTCTATAGCGGTCGGCGCGTTCCGTTCGATTTCCCGGTCGTGTTGCGCATCACGCGCATTCTCGGGCCAAGGCAGCAGTTTTGGGATGAGGATTCAATCGGCCGGGGAAGCGCAAAAGAGCTGGTTGACGCAATCGTGCAGCATGGCTGGCTGCATGATGACAAGCGCAAGTGGGTCAGTCGCGTGATCTACCAGCAGACGGACAAGCACCGGGACAGAGGGCCGGCGGTGCAAGTTGATTTCCTACGCGCAGACTAAGCGCTACAGGCTTTCCGGGTATTGGTGAGTTTAAGTTGCCGCTCAGGCGGTTTTGTTGCGGGTGGTTCTCTTTCACGAATTGGAGGGCGTTAATTGTGAGTTTTAAAGCGACGGACGGGAAAGTTCGGATCGTCATTATCGAGGCAGAAGGCGACGGCATTCGGTCCGCACTCAAGGCGATCGATGCGGTATTTGCGCAGCTTGTCGAGCGCGACGGCGATCACAAATCCGATCACGCTCACGGTTGGACAGGCGATCGGACACCCGATCGGACAGGCGATTAATTTTCGCTCTTGCTACCGATCAGAAAACCGATCGAATTAGCGATTAAAGATCCGATCAAATTCGCGATCAATAGGAATCACAATTGCAAACCAACGGAGGGGCGGCATGCCGAAGCGGCAAAGTCAGCAGGCATCCGAAGGCGATTTCAACGGCGTCGAGTTTGAAATTATGACTCGCAAGCTGCAATTGGCATTGAAAGACGGGGCGATTCATCAGGCACATCACATCATCGACCGATACTGCGAAGAGCAGAAGATTCGGGTTGTGCTATCGCCTTCCGACCCGATCTCGATGATTGCCGAACCGCTTGTTGCCAACGCGCTGCAGGACGCCGGCTATCAAACGATTCAGTCGGTGATGATGGCAAGCGACGATGAGTTGCTTCAGGCAACCAGGAATGTCGGCGGTACTCGGCTCGGTCGATTGCGTGAATCTTTGGCTGAGCATGGTTTCGTGAATCAAGTTCGGAGGGTGTGATGCAAGGTCGGGACGGAAATCACGCGATGGAGTCAATGGGCGGTGCCGCCAAAGAGACGCAAAACCAGTGGGGACCGACATCGCCGCCCTGCGATGGCAATCACTGGCAAACTGTCGAGTCGCTGCATATGGCGATGGGTGGCTCGATAACGAGCGAACGCGCTAGGCAAATCGGTGCTGATGTTCTGCGCGCAAAGATCAAGCATCTCGTTGCGCTAGCCGATCGCAAGATTTGCGAGAATGCTTCGGAGGGATTTAGCCAAGCCAGCGTAGTGTTTCGCGATGTCGGAGCCGATCAGTACCAAGAGCAACTTGCAGTGCGATACTACCGCCTAATGGGGTTTGATATTCGAGGTGTAAACCAAGACACGAGCAAGTCCGGCAGGCCGGAATGGTATGTTCTGAGTTGGTGATTACGGCCCGATCAAAATTCCGATCACGTTTCCGATCAACAAGTTGCGCACAATCTTGCGCAAAGTTAGCTTGACCAAATCTGCGGCTTGATGACACGTTACGCAAAACAACAGCAGTTTGCGGACGTGGAGCGGCAAAAATGGTTGATGGCGTTAAGGGGTTTGTTCGGCTCGTGGTTGGCGTGGCCGTAGTGTTTGCCCTGTTTGCGTTCTTGCGATCCACCAACATTGTCGCTGAATCGATGGACTACTTTGCCGTTCAGGATGGTCGAGTAAGTGCATCGGCGGCCCCGGTAGCTTCGACCGCTCTCGAAATTGGCCTTTCGGTTGTCTCGGCGGTTGTGTTTGTGCTCACCAAAGTCGGCGAGGGTGCAATTGCAGTCGTCTCGGCCTTGTTTGGTGTTGCAACCGGATCGAAGCCGGCGAGTGCAGTTCAGCCGGTCGCATTCAACGTCGACACGCTTGAGGTCCTTTTGCCGCAATATGAGCAGTTAACCGCCAAGTTGCAGCAGCTCGAGTTGTTTGCCGCTGCTAAAGCGAAGGATGCTGACCGACTGGCGTTTCTTGCAAATCAAATTGCCGGCGTCGAGTGGGTCGACACCCGCGTGCATGTTGTCGGCCCTGCGGCTCCTCTGTCCGGTCAATCGGGGGCTGCATAGTGGATATTCGCGACGTGCTCAAAGATGTTCCGCCTGCGCAGCCGGTAGCGACCGCCACTAAGCCTGTCGGCCAATCGATCGACTTTGGCAAGTTGCTACCGGCTCTCCTCTTGTGCCTAGTGATCGGAATTGCCGCGGGTCGCTATTCGCAGCCGGCACCTACTCCCGATCCGCAGCCTGGCCCAAGCCCGGCACCGCAACCCGAGCCACCTAAGCCGAGCCCGTGGGGATGGACCAAGCCGTCTCCGGTTGTGACCGGCGGCGCGATCGTGATGGTCGCTGAGGCTCAGGAAATGCCATCGTGGCTTGTGACGCTGAAGTACGACCTGCAAGCCCAAGCGACCGCGAAAGGCGTCCGGTACGTGTTTCGGGATGATGACCTGATTGACCCCGAGACAACTGCGATCAAAGCCTTTGCCGCTGGAAAGGGCATCAACCCTCCGTGCTTGGTGCGAATCGATTCGTCGGGCAATTTCGTTCGTGCAAGTCAGTGCTCGGCTGATTCGATGAACATGGAGTCGCTGCTGAAATGAGCTGGAAATCACTGGGCGATTCAAACGACATTTTCTTTATCGACGGCAATCCGGTCGGTACTGGCTGTCAAGTTCTCGATCAACTGCCTGGCGTGTTCGAGGAGTTTCCCGAGCACTTCATGCTTGACGATAAGGACATCGAAAAGCAGCTTTCCGGCGATCGTTACAAGGCTGATCGCGAACAACACGCGGCTTACCTGATAAATCAATCGCGCCTTGGTAAGTGCAACACATCTGCCGCCGCCGGTGGTCTGATGCAAGTGCGAGCGAACGACGGTGCTAAGCATGTGGCGCTGTGTGACAACTACCTGTACTACCACATCAACGGTGGGCGCGACGGCGGTTCGGCACTGATCGACGGCATGCAGTTTGTTCGCGATCACGGCATGGCTCCGCGCATCCTCGACGTTGACGGAAAGCCGTACCGAATTGGTGATCTGGTTGTTCGAGCCAATGAGTTGCCGGCCAATGTGCGAGCTGTGGCCGATCAAGAGGCCGCCAGATTTAAGTCATGGGAACCGTTTCGAGTTCCGACCGAGTTTGATCGATTCAAGCGGACGATTGCCAGCGCCGTCGCTCGAAGGTTCCCGATCGTTCACGCATGGCATGTTGTTCAATCGTCCATGCGGCTCGATGGCCGCGGTTACATCGTCACCGGTCGAGGCAGGGGCAATCATGCGACTCTGATTCATTCGGGTAAGTGGGTCGGCGGGTCGGATCTTGTGCATCCCGACGTCAAAAACTCATGGGGACCGACCCGTGATGCAATCTACGGCCCGACTGGTACGGGTTGGGGCGACAAGGGCTACGGCCTGATGACGATGGCACAGGCGTTTGCTTGCCGAGCCTATCACGATTTCTACGTTCTGGTTGGCGCGGTTGCCGACCCGAAAGATTCCTTGCTGAAGAGGGCTGCATGATGCGTTGGTTGAGCAGTTTGGTTTTGATCTTGATTGCGTGCGTCATGCTGGTTCAACCGGCTTCGTCGCAGCAGGTGCCGCAAGTGCGCGTCGATGTTGAGCATCTTGAATCGATCGAGGGTGAGACCGAGCCGGTCAATCCGGAAGTCGTCGAGGCTCCGAGCGATCCCGATCCGGTCGACCTACTTCATGACGATATTGCGGCCTTGAATCAGCGCGTCGATGAACTGGAAAAAGCGGTTGGCGAGCTCTCCGCAGAAGTGCAAAGCCTGCGCGATGTTGTTGCCAAGCTCAAAGCTGAATGCGAAAAGCCCACGCCGGCGGCAGCCGACGAGCCGCCTCCGTTGCTCAAAAGAGCTCGGCCGGCTGCCCCGGTGACGGAGCCCATAAAGGCGACTCTGCTGATCGCGCCGAAGTGTGTTTGGTGCGACAAGTTCAAGACTGACGTTCAGCCAAAGCTCGAAGCGCTCGGCTGGGCGTTTACGGCTCCCGAGCAAGCGACTTCCGGTTTCGTTCCGAGGCTACGCATTTGCAGTGGCTCAGGTTGTGTCGAGATCCCGAACGGCCCAGGGCTGTTCGATGTTGACTACCTGCAAGCAAGGGTGCCTCGCAATGAACCGTTTCCGGTCATCAAGTCGGCACTACGCGGCGCGATCAAGTAAGGGGGCGCTCGTGGCCGCGTTTACCGCAAAACCCTATGCCGATCATGACCTTGAAGTTCGCTGTACCTGCTGTGGCCGAAAGCATGTGCTCGAGTCCAGTGGCTTCCGTCGGTATCAAGAGCTCGGTGACAACCGCGACGAGGGCGACTGGTTCCAGGTTGAAGATCGCAGCGGCTATCCGGTGCTCTACCCGTCGTTCGTGTGTGCCGCTCAGGATTGCGTGAATCAAGGGTCGGTGCATTTGCCGGTCGGAGTGTCGTGATGCTTCAAGACAATGGTTTCTACAACTTGTGCGTACCGTGGAAGATGCGAGCCGTGCCGACTGGCAAGCCTGGCGGACCATGCCGCGTTTATGTGCTTGATGTTGATGAGACAAAGATGCCGCCGACCAACACAACCTGGCATGTGGTAACTCAATCCAGATCGATTCGATTCGCCCTCAAGATACTGACATCAATAAGAAGGTGGCCAATAACTCTGGTTCTTCGTCACTTGGCGATTCAACGACAGTTGTTGGGTGTGTGATGCTTCAAGACCTACGCGGAATCCTGTTCTACGCCTGTCTACTGTGCTGCCTAGTGGCTTACATCCAGCACGGTTGCGGCAGTCGGTTGGATCGGTTCCGCGATCGATGGGAGCAACGACGAGAACATAGGCAGGAGCAACGGGAATCGGACAACGAAGAAGGTGGGCGCTGGTTTCAACATCGAGTACGGCCGTTTGGTTGGTTGAGAAGATGACCGGAGAGCAAGCGATGACACTTATCAAGCGAATTGCCCGGGCCGTGTTCTACCCAATGGCTCACCCTCCCGAGATGAAGCGGATCACAGAAGCCCATAGGCAGGCGGCCGAAGAAGCAACGGAACGGCTACAGCGACAAGCTGCGGCCCTTAAGAAGTTAAAGGTTGAGGGATGACGATTGACCTCCATGCGCTATGGATGGGACTGGCCGTTGTGACCGTTGGCATAGTCTTGGCATGGTCTGTTTTTCGGGAACTAAGAACGCATGCGATCATCCGCGACTATCAAGACTCGATGCAGCGCGGTATCGGCACAATGTCCAGTGTCACGGCTGCCGTCGATCAAGTTGCAGACAAGTTGCAAGACATTCACCAGTGGGGCAAAGAGCAGCGCGGCGAAGTGATGACACTACTGCTCGATATGAAGCGCGAGGCCGACGAGAACATGCGGGAAATGCGTCAGGCGCTTACTCGCAATCAAACGTTCAACATTCAGGGGACGTCGCAAAACTCAATCGGCGATCACAACGCGCAGGAGAATCGATCGTGATGCTGTATGTGGTTGGCATAGTTGCCGTCTGGCTTTGCGCGCTGGCAGTGTGTGCGATTGCCATTCGTTGCGTTGAAATCAGCGGCAATGATGAAGGAGATAGAGCGTCTGTTAAGGAGTGGATGACGCTTTGCGGGGCCGCTTGGCTTTGCTTCAACATCTTCGTCATGGCCTGGTCGGCGGTGTGGGTTGTGATCTGGCTTGCGTGCTACATCTATGGACTGGGGCAAGCGGCATGATCGAAATGCAGGACACTTTTATTCCGCTCATCGCCTGTACCGGACTCGTTGCCGTAATGCTCTGGTGCCTCGGCAGCATGGCCCGTGAACTAATGCGCGGAAGGTTTATCGATACCGCGATGTACTGGGGGCTGTGGATCATGTTGACCGCTGCTGTGAGTGGTGCGTGCATGACGTGGTGGCGGATGGTCAATCAAGTGTTTGACGGGGTGGGATCGTGATGCTGTATTTCGTACTTGGTTCACTGCTTTGTTGGGCAATCGCGCTTGGTCCCGTTGCTTTGTCGGCGCATTACGGGACTCGATTGAACCCAGCCGATCAGACATCGCTTTTGATCTTGACGGGCGTTTCACTGCCGCTCGGGCTTATGGCCTGGGCAATCCTGCTGGTCGTCATGGGTGTTGCGGCTTTTTGTTAGGAGTCTGTGCCGTGGGTTCGTTCAATTTGAATATCTCGGGCAATTCGCAAAACGTCATCGGCGATAACAACACGGTCACCCAAACTCAGAACAACGGCGGCGCGCCGGTGTCGGTTGCCGAGTTGTTTGAGGCGATCCGGAAAGAGTTGCCGGCGGATGTGGCCGATGACTTGGAGAAGCCGGTTGTTGAGCCGCTTCAGTCGCTTGCCGAGACCGTTACGGCCGAGCCGTCAGCGCTTGCGTCCGTCGGTGATCTGGTGGGCGAAAGCCAAGAGCAGGCGCAGTCACTGATTAACCGACTGATCCCGTTTGCTCCGGTGATTCAAAAAGCAACCTTGGCGTTTACCGAGTCGGCGCTGGCGACGCTCAGCCAATCGAATTGGGTGGTCGCTGGTTTGCTTGCAGCGGTTCGAGCGGTCAAGTCGTGATTGCAATTGCGATCGTCTTGTTTGCTGTGCTGTGGGTGGTGTTGCTCGGTCCGCGAGTAGCCCCCGATTGCGACGGCATTGATGACGATTCGATTCCGGAGATACGTGTATGACTCAACGCACCGAGTGGCGAGCACTAATCAAATGGGCGCGCGAGACCTGGCCCGAGCTGAAACTGCGCGTCCAGATGGTGCCGTACAAAAATCAGTTGGGATCATGCCGCAAGACCGGCGGACGGTTCACGATTCGGATCGCGAATCACCTGAACGACATGGAAGCCGGCGTAGTGTTTGTCCATGAGATAGCGCACGCGCTGACCTGGGAAACCGATGACGACCCGAGCGATCACGGTCCAGAGTTTGGGGTAGCTTACGCTCGCGTGTATCGCTTTTACCTGAAATGGTTGGCTTCGTAAGGAGGTTGTATGTCTGAAGTGAGTTTAAGGGCGAAAGCGCTGCAGGCGGTCATGGGGGCACCGAACGGTCGCAGGAAAGACCCAAAGTTGCTGAAGATGACTCAGCGCGATCCGGAATTTGCCGCGCAGTTTGATGCTCTTGTAGAGGAGTTTATTACCGGCGGTGAGCTGGCTGGGCGGTACAAGACAAAACAGAAATTCATTGAGTTCCTGCTGACTCAGCCGCAGTTGCAGGACGAAACCGTGGCGTCGATGCGAGCATACATCTTACGGAGAGAGCAGGACTATGCCATCAAGCAAGGATTCGAGGCAGCAGAAAAAGCTTCGGGAAAAGGCCGCGGAGGCAAGCGAAGCGCCTGACGATGCAATTGCTGTCCGACGCATGAAGGCTCGAGTCGCTCAGCTTGAATCGATCAACAAGTCGCTGACCCAGCAAGTCGAAGGAATGCGGTCGGCTCGGTTCGTTCTTCCCGTCGGTGGATCGCGAACGAAGCGGTCAGGTCGAGGGAAAGCCGAGTATTGCCGCGTAATCGTCCCCGATAGTCACGGCAGCTTTATCGATCCGGCTGCATGCGCGGCGTTTCTGGATGACCTGGGCAACATTGCCCCGGCTGAAATCATCATGCTCGGCGATCACATCGACTGCGGCGGGTTCCTGGCTCAGCACCAAACCCTCGGCTACGTCGCAGAGGCAGACTATTCGTATGCCGATGACTTGGCGGCCTGCAATCAATTCCTCGATGCGATTCAATCCCGAGTGCCGAGCGCAAAGATCGATTACCTCGAAGGAAACCACGAGGCTCGCATCGAAAAGTGGATTGTCACGCAAACCCTACGGAACGGCAAAGATGCCGCGATGTTGCATGAGGCGTTCGGTGTCGAGCCATCGCTTTCGCTGGCTAAGCGGGGTATCTCCCACTACAAGCAGGGCAAGTTTTACGACGGCCTGCCGGTTCCGGCCACAATCCGTCGAGGGCATTGCCATTTCACGCATGGCACCTACACGAGCGCGAATGCCGCTGCGGCACACTTGCGGAAGTATGGCGGCAACGTCGTGTTTGGGCACACACATCGAGCCGACAGCTACGTTAGCCGAACCGTTAAGGCGGGCGTTATCGGATCGTGGAATCCCGGCTGTCTGTGCCAGCTTCAACGACTGTGGAACCATCAGGCTCTTACTGATTGGTCGCACGGCTACGGCTTGCAGATTGTGAGCGGTGACGATTTCTTGCACATCAATGTTCCGATCATCGATGGGAGAAGTTATCTGCAGCCGCTTGCTAAGACGCTGGGGGTCAAATGATTCACGCAATGTTCGTGTTCACCGCGCAAGCTGTTTACGTTTTTCTACTCGGGTTTCAGTCGCGAAATGTTCGTGACAATCAATTCGTAATGGCTGCAATGACATCGACGTGCCTCGGGATATGCGGACTGACCGGATTGGCTGTTGTTGTAAAAGCCGTGCAGTCAGGGGAGTGGTTGCCGCTGATCGCCTACGTTGCCGCTGGCCCAGTTGGCATTTGCTCTGCGATGGCCACTCATAACCAAGTCGCAAGACAAAAGCCGATTAAGTGCCAGTCAAACTAACGATCGAACTTAATAACGACTTGTATCTGCGGCTCCTAACCTCGGCGCTGAAGCATGACAGCACGACCGGCAATGAAGCTTTACAGATACTCAAGGTCGCATTAGCACAAACGGAGCCACTATCAAATGAACACGAAAGTCATCATCGGCCTGCACGGTTACACGGGCGTGGGAAAAGACGAGATCGCAAAGCACTTGGTCGCAAAACACGGTTTCACGCGGGTAGCTTTCGCCGACGCCATGAGGAACGGCCTGCTCGCTCTCGATCCGTGGATTTGGGATCCGACGAGGGATGAGTATTTGCGGCTGTCCGCTGCGATCAATCGGGATGGATGGGACTGGGCAAAGCGCAACATCCCCGACGTGCGCACTTACTTGCAAAGGTTCGGCACCGAGGCTGGGCGAGACATTCACGGGCTAGACTGCTGGACTCAAGCCGCGAGCGCAAAGATCGAATCGGCTCACCGCGTTGTCGTCACTGACGTGCGGTTTCTCAATGAAGTATGGAAGCTGATGTCTATCGCCGAGAATGAATCCGCGGAGCTTGAAATATGGCGAGTTGAACGAGAGGGGCATGCTGCAATCAGCAGCCACCAAAGCGAGTGCGCCATAAAGGACGAGTGGATTGCAACAACGCTCTGCAACAACGGTTCTATCGATGAGCTTCATAAGGCCGTTGATGATATGTTCGCCGCAATTTTGCCTCTTGCTACTTAGTGCATCGAGCATACATTCACGAGGACTAAGGACATTAGGAGGCTGCGATGGAATGGCAAAAGCGATTTGCGGAAATGGTGCGCGAGGCAACGCTGACGGGCGTGAGCATCGAGCCAATCGTGCCCGACCCGCAACCACTTCTAATTGTCGTCAAGTTAGAGACGGTTGCTCACTTGCAGCGCATCGGTGAGATCACTGCATTCTTTGACTATCTCAAAGCATCCTTCCCGAAACTGAGGGAAATACCGTTCTTAATCTTGCAGCCCGGCATGTCGATCGAGGCTGTCATTGACCCAAGGGCTAAAGGAGATTGATTTAGATGGCACGACCCGAACGAAACACAATTGTGCTCGGCGATGCGCTGAATGCGATCATGGACCTGCAAAAGGAATATCGCGCGTGGCAGCAGTCCGATGGACCGACGCACATGGGGCGCAAGGCAATCTCGAAAGCTTTGTTTGAGGCTTTCGAGCAGGCGACCGACGCACTTGCCGACCAGATTGGGCAACCGGACGAAAACGGCAACGTGACCGCAAAGGAGGTTGAGGAGTCGGCTCGTCAGTATGTTATTCACATGGATGCGGTTGCGAACGCATTCCGCGACTGGGTGCGTCACTCGTCGATGGCCGTTGCGGCTGCTCGGCCCGATGGCTCGGACGATCTAGACAAGGCGCTCGATCACCTGTTTGGCTCGCTGGCACCAAGCAAGTTCCGGAAGCCCGAGCCGCTTGAAGTGCTGTTCGCCATGAACGCGCCACCGCACCAAACCGCTTTGAAGTACGGTTGGATTGCCGAGGACGGATCGCCCGACGTGCAGAAGGTCTACGAAGAGAAAGAAAAGCCGGGCACGCACTACGATCCGAAAACGTGGGTCCATCCGGTTCAACGCAAGATACAAGCCGACGTCAATGCGCAGTGGGCATCGCGCCAGCCTCGACCGCCGTACTTTGTGAAGGTCGATGAATTGGCAGCCGGCAAGCCGAAAGCCAAGCGATCGTTTGAGCAGTTTGTGGCCGAGCGCGCGCCGCTCGGTCAACTCGCAAACCTGTTCAATATCAGCATCGAAGAGGCTGCAGCTCGAGTCGATCAACTCGGCGGTTATCCGCCAGAGGAAACGGAAATCAGACCAGCCAACGCGACCGTTGCAGTTCAGGAGCAGATTGCCAAGGAAGAGGCTGCGGCGCGAAAGGCTGAGGCCGCTACCCGCAAGAGCAAGGAGACCGCCAAGGCGTAATGGTTGCGTTCAATCGGATCGAAGAACCGAACGTGTGCCCATGCTGTCGAGCGCCGTTGACTGAATCCGGTCCGGCGCTCGTGGTGATGCGTCCGCACAAGGGGCCAACTCGGTTTATCGGTCCGTTTGATAACTGGCAAGAAGCCTTGGATTTTGCCGCGCAGTCCGATGACGGCTCTTGGGCAATGATCGTTGTTGAGTCGCTGATTCCGCCGGAGGAGGCTGAGTGATGATCTTTTGGCTCGCATGGCTTGGGATGATTAGTTCGTGCATTGCATGTCTGGTCGCTGCCGTCGGTTGGTTTCGTGAGGCTGAGCGGTTGCGGCATGAGTTGGCCGTTGCTCGGTCGAATGCGTGTAGCGATCGGGACCGCGATAGGGAGGAAATTGAGCTACTGAGAAAGGCCCGCCGCGTCTCTCTCGTCACTCTTGCATCGATCGGCCAAGCAGTACGGAAGGCGCAACAAGAGCTTGACACAATCGCTGAGGAGCGGAATGGCTAAGCGTCGACCGCATCGACTAGATCAAGCTTTAGATAAGCGCGACGAGCGAATCCCGAAGATATGCGAAATGTATCTGAAGGGTCGGACGTTCGGCGAGATTGGCGCTGCGCTCGATGTTTCCCGCGAGTGTATCAGTCGGACTGTTCGGTACATGCGGCGAGTCTGGATACTCAAGGCGGATCGGGAAATTGATCGGCTTTTTGCTGAACAACTTCAGCGGATCGATCTGGTTGAGTCGGAAGCGTGGGAGTCGTGGGAGAAGAGCAAAGCAGCTCGTCGATCGGCAAGCGTCAAGAAAAATAGCGCAGGCAAGATCGAGGAAAAGCGGTTGACTAAAGAGCAGTCCGACGGCGACCCAAAGTTTTTGGCCGTCATTTTGGATTGCATTCATCGGCGAAGTCGGTTGCTGAGCCTTGAGAAGCGAAACGAACGAGGCGAGGCAACACAGGGCGTTGATATTGTCGAAATCGTTGTTGATACGCCGGAGCAGGCCGCTGAGTTGATGAATTACGAAAGCTACAAGGCGGGGCAATTGGGGGTCTCGAAAGTGACAACCATCGAGGCCCGAAACGTTGAACCGGTTGACGATGAAAGCGAGGCAGAGGAATGATGATTCGAGCGCTACTGATCGCATTGATTGTTGCTGTTCCCGCCATCGCGCAGGAACAAAGCATTGTCGGCATATCGGTGCCGCTTTCCGGCGGATCGACAGCATGTGGCACGGGCTGCATCGTAGCTGTCAGTTCGGAAGTGTGTCCCGATCCTGCGTTTGCCGATTGGCGTAAAGCAAAGGTTTTGACTGCGGCACATGTCGTCGAAGGGACCGAAACGGCTGTCATTCGCCTCGCATCCGGAAGCATTACGAACGGCAGGGTCAAACGACGAGCGCTGAACGGCGACATTGCTGTGCTCGATGCGTTTGTGCCTCCTGGCTCGGTCGCAACGCCAATCGGTGAGGTTATCGCACCCGGCACTATGGTGGTTGGTTATGGGCTTGGCGGTCTCGGCACTAAATGGCCCCAAGAGGGTGAAGTCCGAAAGCTTCCGGCTGTGTTTCAGGGCGTCGAAAAGTCGACCGTGATTGCCGGCGGTTCGGTCGTTAAACGCGAGACCATGCTGTTCGATGTCGCGACTCGCCAGGGTGATTCGGGCGGCCCGATCATCTGTGATGGCAAAGTCGTCGGCGTGATCTCGGGCGGAATTGTTGAGTTTCGAGAGTCGCGGACATGGCCGTTGCTGTCCGCGCACACAAGTGTCATTCGGGAGACTGTGCGGTGAGTCCACAAGAGCGAAGGGTTCGACACGACGGCGATCATCTGGCCGATCACTTGGCGGGATCGATCGCAATGACCATCGGTAATCGCAAGGGCATCGAGCCGGTTGAGCAGCCAGCGCCCAAGCCGATGACGCTCAAGCAACGGCGGAAGCTACTGAAGAAAGCCAAGTAGCGCATGGTTGAAATCCTGCTGCTTATCGTCGCTCTTTGCACGGTCTGTGTCGGCACATACAGCCCGAGCAATGTTTGCCACTGGCGATCGGCAGTTGGGTTCATAAAAGCAAAACCGACGATTCGATGCGGTCGATACCCGACAGGGTTTGTTTAGATACCGCCTAATGCGTCACATGGAACAGGCCGCGCCGTAGGTGTCCCAGGTCGCTGGGTTGAATGTGGTGTTCAAGAGGATGGTTCCCTCACGCCTGCGGTGCGGTTCTATCAAAACCTATCAATCGAGCATGCAAATGACAGTTGATGCCGAAGCTCTTAATGAATTGCTTGACCGATATGCTGTTGAGCACCGGCGGTTGCATGGCCATTGGCCGATTGTCATGCACCAAGAGAAGTATCGGCACATGAGGGAGCGTGTTGCAATCACGGATGCAAACGTATACGGCGATCCGAAAACCGCCGACGTTACGATTCAATCGTGTCTTGGCGATATTGCGTGCGTCGAGTTTGGGGGTTTGTCGTGGGAGTTCGGCGCGGTCTATAGCCAGCGGATGCGCGAAACCGGGTTGAGCTTTGAACAGATTACGGATGAGTGCCGAGCGAAAGATGATTTTAGCGAACCTCCTCCCGCCGCTGGTTCGTGTTATTACTTTGGGTGCATTCGTGAGGCAGGGCATTTTCTGTGGTCAGAGTCGGGCCGTCGCGTGCATGATGTGTTGCCGTTTTCTGAGCACATACTTGACGCGGGATTGCTTCCTCCATGCGAGCGACAAATTGAGGGAAGCGGCGCTTTGGTTCATTTTGCAACGCACACGGTTTTCACCTTTTGGGATCGGTCGATCGATAAGCGTGGACGTAGCAATAGTGCGTTTATCATTCCTGGCTTCAGGACATTTGACGAACTTGCAAAAATAGCAAAGCAAAGATTTCCTCTGATCTGGGAAAGACTTACATTCAATCTCGAATGCCGCTAACCCATGATAGCCCCTCGTCGCAAAATCCTTCCGATTCCGATCCATCGCAAGCAGGCAGCGTTTCTTGCGCTCGACTGCTGGATGCAGGGTCTAGTTTCGGGGCGTGGGGGCGGTAAAAGTCGCGTGGGCGCGTACAAGGTGCTCAAGAAGGCCAAGGGCGGCGATCCTTGGATGGCAATCAGCCCCGATAACAACGTCATTCGCGAAACAACGCTACCGACATTCACTGAGGTAGCCAAGCAAACCGGCCAATACATTAAGCACGTCGTCAGCCCGACGCCTCGATGTTGGTTTCGTACTCGAGACGGCGGCACCGCTGAAATAGTTTTCAAGGGTGCCGAGGAGCCCGACAAACTGCGCGGTCCGAACAAGGCTGGGCTCTGGATTGACGAAGCATCGATCGTTTCCGAAATGGCCCTTGATGTGGCGATCGGTGTTTGCCGATGGCGAGGCGAAATGGGGCCGGTGATTTGCACATTTACTCCGCGCGGTCTCAAGCATTGGACGTTTGAGCGGTTTTTTGATCCGGTTCCCGATGACAAGTTGGCCGAGCTGATTGAAGCCGACGCGCCGCTCAAGTTCATTGCTTCAAACTCAACCTACTATTTGCCGCGGCCTGATACGGGTCTGATTCAGTGCAAGACATCCGACAACCCGTTCGCGCCGACTGAGTTCGTGAAGCGGATCGGGCAAAACTACTCGACGATGTTTGCGATGCAGGAACTCGGTGGCGAGTTCGTTGAGATTGCCGGCCTGCTGTTCCGCCGGGATTGGTTTCACATGGTCGACGCAGCGCCGCACGACTGTGCACGGGTGCGCTACTGGGATAAAGCCGCGACGGCCGAAAGCGGATGCTACACAGTCGGTTTGCTTATGGCAAAGGACCGCATGGGCACCATGTACGTCGAGGATGTGGTTCGGGGTCAATGGTCAGCTCACCAGCGAAACCAAGTCATGCTGCAAGTAGCAATGCAAGACTCGGCGCGATATTACGGAACCGTTGAGACCTACATTGAGCAGGAAGGCGGCGGGGACGGCAAAACCGTTGCCGACGATCTGCTGCGCATGCTTTCCGAGTTTTCGGTGCACCGAGATTTGGTCGGCGGAACCAAGTGGAAACAAAAGGGCGGGGTGAGGCTTCCCGGTGACGCAAAGGTGCGCCGTGCAATGCCGTTCGCAGCATGTGCCGAACGTGGTAACGTGCGCATCGTCAAAGCCCCTTGGAACAATGCTTATCTCGAAGAAGTGAGCGCCTTTCCCGAGTACGCATACGCTGACCAAGTGGATGCTAGCTCGGGTGCCTACAACAAACTTGCCGGCCATTCGGCAGAGCATTTATTCGCAGAGCGGCATGTCGAGGATGCAAATGTTTCGCATTACGGTGAGTCCGTCGCGTTGACGGGCGGTTCGACAGCAAGATGGGAGGATTTACCTTGGTCTCAGTAGCTCGATCATTTCAAAAGTTAGATGGTACGGTCGGCGTCGGTTTTATCGTGCCGATGGGCGGCATCATGCAGGCTTGCATTGCGTGGCCCGACGGTGAGCCGACAAAGTGCCCACCGGAAGTTCTTGGTCATCGCAGCATCAAGGATTTGGGGCCGCTGTTCCCGGCTGAGGCCGACGTCACCTTGAACGGTGAAGTCATCGGGCAGGTCAACGCGACCGACGAAGCTGGAAACAGCATTGCCGGCGAGTTGAAGGTTGAGGATTTGAACCTGACGCCGGAAAAGCAAGCCGAGCTCGTCGCCGAAGTGAAGGGCGAGGCTGTGCCTGCTGAAGAACCGAAGCCTGCAGCCGAAATTGCGGCCGATGTCCCGGTTGGCGAAGTCACTGCCGTCGAAACCGCCCCTGCTCAGTAATCCTGGCGAATCATGTCACGACTCAATGCCCTCGGTCGATTAGCGAAAACTGCGATTGCACGGTTGTTCAACCGACGCAACCCGTATTCGTCGCGACCGACTGGGGGCGATGAGCCTGAAGCGGGATCGCCTCCACCGCCACCGCCGAAGCGACCGCGGACAACCTTCGACGACAGCGGCGATGGTGGCGATAACTGGGAGCCACGGCCTAAGAAGTGGCAGCCGACGGATGATCCTGAAGCCTTTCAGCAAATGATGGAAGGCGCTCGGCATGTTTTGTCGAGCAATGTCTACAGCTATTTCTTTGATGCCGAGACACCGACGGTCGGAACGCTCTATGTGACGTTTCTCGATTACACGCCGCGGCAGTTTGATGGCGATGGAAAGCGAGAGGGGCCGGGACCGACCTACGCTTACTACAAATTCCCGACCGCGAAATTCCGTGAGTTTCAGTCGATGGCCAACGCCTCGGCCGGAGCTGCGGTTTGGGACTATTGCCGGGTGCGCGGATCGCGCGATGGGCATCAGCATCAATACCGCTTGATTCAGGTTGCCGGCGATTATGTGCCGCGCAAGGTTAAACCAGAGGGTTTCCGGGCTCGCCAAGTTGCCCGGCTTGGGATGGGTCGGCGCAATCTCAAACGTAATCTGGGAGGAATGCCCGGCCGAGTGAACATGCAGCAGCAGTTGCCGGAGGAGTTTTTCAAGCGATCCAACGCACGATCCGGTAAGGCTCCGCGCGATTCTCGGGGGTAGTCGCGGGCAAAGTTTCGTTCCCGATATGGCCGTTTCTCGGTAGCTTCACGTTTTTGCGGCAATGCGTGAGGTAAATATGACGGCCCAACTCTACGACGTTACTAGCCCGGCGGCGCAACTGAACGCAGTTTGGGCCAAGCGCGATCCGGCACTTGATTGGCCCGGCGCGCCGCCGAACTTTGGGCAACCTGTAATTCCGCAGGTCCAGACGGTTGCCGGCCAACTCGGCCTTGCCGGTCGAGCATATCTGAACGCCGACGAAGCTATTCGGCACGACCCGGCTAATGCTGCGCGAATGCTTGCCGACTGCGGAATCATGGAATGCCTTGAGGCTCGCCAAAGAGCAACGGCGCTGCTCAATTGGCATATTGTCGCCGACGATCCGAAAGACTCGCATCAAAAGCAAATGGTCGAGTCGCTGACGAAGATTATGAGCCGCACCCCTCGATTCATGGAAATGCGGCGATGGATGCTCGATGCAATCTGGCGCGGTCGATCCGGAACGGCTACCTGTTACACGACTCGCAAGGTCGGCGGGTGTTATCAGCGGGTCATGTGCAAGTGGGAGCCTCGCAACGGCGACAAGCTTGTTTTCCGATACGACGACGGCTCGGGCCTTTATCGTGATGGTCAGGTCGGTATCAAGATCGGAGCACTTGCCCAGCAAAAAAACAACCTGAACCGCGATCAAATTCAGTACAACGAAAACGGCGTTGTTTACTGGCTGAACGATTACGAGCGAAAGCTGATCGCCATCCATAAACACATGGTCGAGGATGGTGATTACGACGATCCCTACAGCTCGGGCAAAATCCACGGCGTCGGTGTTCGGTCCCGCGTCTACTGGACTTGGTACGCGATGGTCGAGTGCCTGCAACGAGCGCTCGAATATCTGGACCGCGCGGCTTTCGGCGTCGAAATGTGGAAATATCCGGCGAACAACGCTCGAGCCAAAGCGCAAACCGAAGAGGCTGCAAAGCGAGTAGTTTCCGGCGGACGATCGATTTTGCTGGTGCCTGTGTGGCCTTCCGACGATCCGAACATGTACGCCATTGAGCACTACGAGCCCGGATTGCAGGGTGTCGATGCGCTGATGAACGTCATCAAGGAATATTTTGGTCACAAGATCAAGCGGTACATACTCGGTCAAACCCTGACCAGTGAAGCCGAAGCAACCGGCATGGGTTCCGGTGTGGCTGATGCTCACATGGCAACCTTTGCCGACATCGTTGAGTACGACAGCCGCAACCTCGAAGAGACGATCACCGAGGAGATTTTGAGGCCGTTGCAGCTATGGAACTTCCCCGGCACGCGGGACGTCTTGTTGCAATTCAAGATCGACAACGAAGCGCCCAACATCAAAGAAAAGCTTGACGCTCTCAAGTCGGTTTGGGAAATGGGTTTGGAAATCAAAGACTCCGACCTTGCCGACGTTGTTGGTATCTCGCTGCCGACGGAAGAGGATCACAAGGTTTTCAATCCTCAAGTGCGGCAGGGAATCTTGGGCATGCAGGTAGGCGGTCAAAACACCCCGGTGCCGCCTGGTGCAACAAGCCCGAACCACATTGCCAACGCGCTCAAGTCGGTGCTCGGTGACCCAGTAATGACCGACGGTGCTGCAACCAGCAACGATGATTTGCGGCTCGATCCATGAACCCTTACGCACCTCCCGCAGCGATCGACGAGCCTAAGCGTGAGCCTGGGCCGCTGATTACCTGGGATGAGTCGATTGCCTTAATCCTGACAATTGTGTTTTGGCGTCCGTTTCATCAAGTATTGGCCTTCATCCTGTTCAGGTAGCAAATGTGAACGCATCTATCGACGTCGAGCGCTTTGCAAACTCCGTTGCCGACGAAATGGAACGATACGCACGAACCAGCGTTAACCGATCCAAAGAGCAGGGCGCGTTTCATTGGGTGACCATAGGTTCTCAAAAGGGCGAGGACGGGGAAAACCACGGCGGCCATCCGGTGTTGATCGACAAAGAGGGGCGGATGCAGTCGGGTAAGTTTGCCGGCAAGACGATGGGGCAGGCTTTTGGTAACGGCAACTCTCCGGAAAAGCCGGATGGTTCAAATCCAAAGCCGTTCAAGCCGACTTTGATAGGTGAGCATGGCAGTGCCGAACGAAGTCCGTCCGCTAGAAAAAGCGGACTTCGGGCAATGCTCGAAGGGGTCGGCAAGAAATCCGCAGATGACATACTGGCAAAACCCGGTATTGCCGGACTAGAAAACTTTCCAAAGCCGCCAAAGTCAGATCCTGCAACATGGAGCGACGAGGTTTCGCCGGGACAGTTTACGGGAAGCGAGTTACGAGACTATATCGGCAAGCGAGGCAAGCCAGCCGGTTCAAAGCAACTGCACGACATGAGCGACAACGAAAAGCGGAAAGCTGGCCTAAGCGAGGACGAAATTCAGGATTTGGAGTCCAGCCAAAATTACTTCAATGTTGTGGGCAATACTCAAGCGGCTTCTGATGCGGATTTGAACCGAGCTCACGGCTTTGCTGGTCGCTTGGCAGATCACCATGAACGAAGCGGCCGTAAGGAATTGGCGAGCTCGATTCGCCTTGAGCAAGATTCGATTAGAGCGGAAATAAAACGGCGCAATGAACAGGGGGCGGCAAAGCCTGGCATCCAGCCCGTGACCCGCCCTAACGAATCCGCCAAGGCAGGCGACCAACTCGGTCTCTTTGGTCAAGCCGCAGTGCCAAAGCGCGACGCAGCGCCAACGCTTCCTCCCGGCGGTGAGTCGAAGGGCAAGCAACAATCGCTGTTCGATACTAAGGGCAGCGCCGATCAGGGCATGTTGTTCAAGACCGATGATGCGATGCCGGATGATATGGTTGGGGGATTGGAAGGAAAGGCCAATACTAAAAGCGTTCCCAAAGATGTCGAGCAGGCACATGCCGACATGAAGAAAGCGCACGAACAGCGCAAGACCGGGCGAAATACGCTGGGTTCGTACTTTGCCGAGAAAAACGGAAGATTTGTTCGGGTGGATGGTAAGGATGCAGCCGATGTCGCGCTTTTTGAAAGGGCTGGCTACAAAAGGATTAGCGAACCGGTTGGCGCAGACTCGCTGACTGAACATGAAGTCACAGAGGCAAGACGGCATTACGCCGAATGGCTTACGAAGCCGCCGATACTAATGCCGAAAGCAGGCGAAGGAACCAAGGAACCCTACACGCTGCGTCACCCCATGCACGCGGCCAAGCCGACGCAGGCCCAAGCCGAAGCCGGCAACTACCGAATGGGCCACATCCGCATTCACGGTCTGGATATTTCCATTGAGACCCCAAAAGGTCGCAGTCGTCGCGATGGGTGGCCGATTTTGCCGGCACATTACGGCTACATCCGCGGAACAATCGGGCGCGATGGCGATCACATCGATGTTTTCGTTGGTCCGGATCGATCAAGCGAAATGGTCTATGTGATCGACCAGATCACTCGCAGCGGCAAATGGGACGAGCATAAGTGCCTACTCGGGTTTCGATCTCAGCAGGCGGCCGTCGATGCGTACCGCAAGGCATACAGCTTTGGTCAGCCGCTCGGCAAGGTAACGGCCATGACGATAGGCCAGTTTCGGCAGTGGCTTGCGGCAGGCAACAAAAGCCTTCCGATTCACAAGCAGGTCGGCAGATATGATCTTTGGTTGAATGATGATGCTGTAGTCGATCGCTATGAATGGAACGAGGCAGCGCACCCTCGGCATTCAGCCGGCAGCACTGAGGGCGGCCAGTTTGCATCGGGCAATCGTCCGGGCGGATCGCTTTCGCCGCGCATGCTTGCAACGGCTCAAGAGAAATGGAAGAGCACAAATGGCGGACCGTGGGAGACTGTGCCGAGCCCGGCGGTTCAGCAGTTGCGCAAAGCATTTGATGCGCTGAAGAACCCGCAGCCAGCGGCACCCGCGCAGACTCGCGATGGTGCTCCACAGCAAAGCGGGACCAAGGTTCGTGAGCTGCCCGAACACAAGTCGGTCGCGCCGACGAACGCACTGCATTACACGCAATTGCCGCAGCAGTGGAGATCAAGGCTAATCGACTGGTCGAACGCAATCAGTCGCGAAATGATGCCGACGATTATTCCGCCGACCGAGCGCCGCATGAGCCGTGAGGAATATTTTGAGCAGCAGTGGGCAGCAATGGACAAAACCAAGCTGCGCGGACTGCTGAACGAAATGAATCAGATGGACCGCGAAGCCCGTGCACAGGGTATTCGGCTCAGCGACTATGTGAACGCAAGTGCGATGATTCCGCAGACACTTGCCAAGCGACTGCATGGTGGTGCTCGATTCTTCGATCAGTCTCGCATTGCTGACAAGATCAACGCTGCCGATGGCAAGAGCGATCAATCGCAAGACATTACAGCGCTCGAATCACATCGACGCGCTGACCGACGAACGCAAAAGCAGATGGAGCAAGACCCGCACATCCTTGCGGCGATTCACAAGGCTCTTGGTTTGACGCCTCCAAAACCAAAGGAGCCAAAGCCCGAGCCGATGCCCGAGCCAACTCCATTTCCGACTGAAAAGGTTGAGGGCGATGGGCTGTCGACACGTCAGCGCAATTTGATCGACGCGGCGCTGCAAAACCGAGCCGACATCGCGCCGGATGAATTGCCGGATTTGCGCAGCCAAGTTCTCGATACTTGGCAACGAATGAACGACGAACGCAAGCAGCACAATGAAGGGCTGCGGTCGATTCTCACTAACTTCGGTGTTGAGGGGGCCAAGCGGTCTGCGCTGACAACTGCACTTCGTCGGGGCAGTGATTACGACAAAATACCGGGGTTCGATGAAATGGTCTCGTGGGCTCGCGAGCATCTGCCGCACTTGCTGATTCAGCATCGAGGATCCGCGGACACCGGCTCCGATGAGGAATCATTGGCCAAGGCGATCATTGATGGAAGCCGCGAAGAACTACAGCCGTGGCACGACGAAGTGATCGACGATGTTGCCAAGCAGATTGTTGCCGGCATGGCCTCTTACAACGGCCCCGAGATTGACGAATCAGTGCCGTTCTCCGCCCGTTTTGCTGCTGAGGTCGAGCGATACCTACTAACCGCGCGGAAAAGTTCTCTTGCTCATTTGAACTGAAATCGTTTCATTGACGCTTTAGCGCTAGACGCACGCCGATTCAACGCAATCGATACCGGGACGTAACATGCCAACCCATCAGCATCGCCAAAGTTACTACACCCCTTCGCAAGCGATCGAGGATACCGACTCGTTTGACTACGAATCGGAAGTCAATATCGCAGTGACGATTCCGGCGTCGACTACCAATCAAGAGATTTTGATTGCGATTGACGTGAGTGAGTTGAAGTCGCTCTGCCTCAGCTCGGATTACAGCTTGACGATCAAGACGAACAGCTCTGGGTCGCCGACGGACACGATTGCGCTGGTCGGTGGCAAGCCGTACATTTGGACGGTGAACAGCTACGACACATGCAAGCTGACGGCAGACGTGACGAAGATTTACGTCACGAACGGCTCGGGCACTAACGCGGCGGCGCTCAAGGTCTCGGCCTTGGTCAACATCTAACAGCGAGTGAAGTTCTCTTGACAGGATTTTTGGTTTGGCAAACAACAACACACATACGGCAGCTCGGGCAACTCCTGATGCGGAGCGAGCGGTTCAAGTGGCAGTAGCTGAGTTGGACCGGCACATTCGCGATGCAACACGCGACCCGAACTACTATGGAAAAGTGACGGTCGAGCTCAATGTCAAAGGTGGTGTTGTCACACACTGCCGAACCAGTCACGAGCAAACAAAAGCCTTCAATAACTAAACAGTTTCCGTTTTCCGCAACCGACGAACGGCCGGCGAACTAAGCAATCAACATTTGCTGAGTACGCATGACCGTTCAGTATCAAAACGCACCGCAGCCCACGCAAGGCGAACAATATCGTCAGTTCGTCGAGCGTGCTCATTACGCGCTGCTCTCGAGCGTTCCCGATCCTGATCTGCGGAACAAACTTGTTTGGGATGCCTGGGATCAAGCACACGGCAACGAAATCGGCAGTCGTGTTGCTCAAGCGTTTCCGGCGGATCAGTACCGCAATGTCCCGGCCATCTGCTATTTCATCGAACACGAAACCACCGGCCGTGACGGCAAGGCAGTGAAATACACGGTCAAAGAGCTGGCCGACATCGTTGACGAACACAACGACCGCGCAGATACCGACAATTGGACCGCGATCACTGACGGCCACACGCATGACGGTATCGTTCCCCAGCACATGCAACCCAAAGTGATCGGCTATGCCGGGCCATATCGCCTCGGAATGGTCGGTCACGCCAAGCCGAAGTTTGCGGTATTCGCTGACGAGCATCATGTCTTGTCAGAAAAGCCGCTGCTCGATCGCAAGCGCCGTCGAAGCGTCGAAATCAATCGCTTTCGTGACGGTCGCCGACCGTACATCGATCCGGTTGCCGCTCTCGGTGCTGAGTCTCCGCGCCTGCCGCTTCCCGTTGCTCGATACCAAGACGGCGAGGCCGATAAGTGCTGGTACGTCATCGGGCCGGGCAGTGGCGTTGAGCGATATGAGTTCGCGCAAGCCGGCGGCATGAACACGTTCATTCCGAGCGACAACATTGGTGCCAAGCGCCATCGCTACGAATCACCCGAATCTGCTACCCAATCGCAGGGCAATCAGTCCATGAATGTCAATCCAAATCAAGGCGACGATCTCATTCCTCGACTGGTGCAAGCGCTGATGGAGACTCCGCAAATGCAGTGGGTCACCCAGCAGATGGAGCAGGCAGGTCCGCAAAATCAACAGCCAGTCGGAGCCGGGCAACCGCCCGTCCCGAATGTCAATCCTGATGAATCTCAAGACAAGGGAGGTATGCCCCCGATGGCTAACCAAAATCGCTACTCCGTGATCGATGACGAAGGTGCCGACATCAAAGATCGGTTCTCCGCTCTCAATGATCGCCTGCATGAAGTCGAGACCGAGCGCAACGACTTGAGCGAAAAGTATTCCGCTCTGTCGGATTCGTTCAATCGCCAACTTGCTGAACATGCCGAGTTGCGTAAGGCGCTGGTCGGCTTGGAGCAGCGAGCAGTCGACGCCGACCGCCTCAGCGCTTTGCGTGACCTGCGCGATCGTTACAGCTACTTCTTCGACGACGAAGAGTGGGCCAAGCAGTGCGAAACCTGCCTGTACTCCGAAGGCGCGACGATGAACAGCGATCAGTTCACCGCGCACCTCGCCCAGGTCGAGCGATACGCCAAGAAAGCCAGTCCGGTCACTCCGATGATTCCAGTGGGCAGAAGTGGTCGCAGCGCTCCGATGGATGACGTCGGCGAGGCCGAATTGGCTCAAGCGATTATCGATCGCTGCACTGCTTCCGCCAATCGCGGCGAAGTCATGACCTACGAAGTCGCTCGCGAAGAAATCATCAAGGAACGAGCTGCTCGCCAGTAACGGCGGACCGCTCGATTACATACGCCCGAACCCTTTCGCAAACCAAGTCACTCACTCAACCGATAGAGGCCAGTCATGCCGTTGGAAACTCCTAGCTTCACCGCGTCGGGTAATATCTACCCGTCTCGCTTTGTCGATCTGTCTGGTCGCCATACGGTTGCTCAGGCCGCTGTTGGCAGTACCCCGTTCGGTATCTCTCAAGAAGGTACTGAAACGGCACCGATTTCCGGCGCTTCGTCTTACGCCGCAAGCTCGGGCGGTTCCTTGCGGGTCTACGGCCCGATGGAAAGTTGCCAGCTCGAAGCGGGTGAGGCTTTGTCGGTTGGTGCCAAGTTGAAGCCTGACGCCAATGGGAAGGGTGTCGCGATCAAGGGTGGTGAAGCGTACTTCGCGATCGCCCTCAAAGCTGCGGCTGCTTCCGGCGAAAAGATCAGCGTGTTCATTCTCCCGAACATGCAACCGCGCCCGGCAACCACCCTGGCTTCGGCTGGCAGCACTCAGGGGAATAGCGCCGCGCTGACGGCTAACACGATCTATTCGGTCAGTGGCGCTGACGGCACCAAGGGCGTCACGCTCCCGACTCCGGTGGGTGGCGAACTGGTCGAAGTCTACAACCTCCATGCCTCGAACGGCTTGAAGATTTGGCCGCACTCCGGTGGCGACATCAACGATGGAACCGCCGACGCTGCGATCACCATCGAAGGCAAAACGCTCGCGATTCTCCGCGCCTTAGACTCCTCGACGTGGGCCGCGATCTACACCGTGAACACCTAATCGGTGAACTGAACCCTTCCCGGCTGGTCGTCATGTGGCGGCCAGCCGATTTCCAGTAAGAAAAACCTGACAGTTTCATAACACTCGCAGCGCAACCGACGAACGGCCGCGGCATAGAGACGGAGTTAGTCTCATGACGTTCGCACAGGCCGCTCAGAACAACACTTACATCAAAGACCACGCTGCGAGTGGTAAGATGATCGTCAACTACTCGCGCAATATCAGCGACTTCATGTTGCCGCGATATGTGCAGTACAAGCCGGTTCCCAAGCAGACCGGTTACTACCTGCGAATCGATCAGCGCACCGCAGGCCGATTGGTTGGCGGTTCGATCGCCGACTTCGTGTGGCCTGACGGTCAACCGCGCCCTCGCCCTCGCGATCAGGGCGTCGAGTTTGATTGGCAGCCCTTCACCACAACCCGTTACAACTACGGGCAACCAATCGGCGATCTGGCTGTCGAGCAAGCATCGTTCGGACTCTCCGAGATTCAAGAGAGCGCACTGGCTCAAAAGGCCATGCGAGCTCGAACCTTGGCTGTTCAAAACGCGCTGAATACTCAGGCCAACTGGGACTCGACTAACTGGTCCGCAGTGACGTCGATCAGCGGTGTGTCTGATACTTGGGCTGCTTCGCTGTCCAGCAATCAGTACATCCGCAAGTCGATCAACTACGCAGTTGCGACGATCCTGAAGCAAACCATGAACGCGGTTCGCAAGAAGGACTTGATCCTCCTGATGAACCCGAACACCGCTCAGGCAATTGCCGCTTCGCAAGAACTGGTTGACGTCCTCAAGCAAAGCCCGGTCGCTTACGATCAGGTCAAGAACGGAACCGGCAAGTTCAGCGAGTACGGCTTGCCCGACATGCTGTACGGCTGCGAGGTTGTCGTCGAGGACGCTGTGTACGAAAGCGCCGAGCGCGGTGCATCGGCTGACTCCCGCAGCTTCATCATGCCTGACGCTGCGGCGTTCCTGCTCAGCCGTCCCGGTGGCATCGTGTCCGCTGCCGGCGGTCCGTCCTTCTCGACCGCGACCCTCTTCCTCAAGGAAGAAATGACGGTTGAGCGACAAAAGGATCAGATGAACCGCCTGCAAAACATCGATGTGGTTGACGATTTCGGCCTTGGCCTGACGGCTCCTGCCGCCGGGTTCGCATTCCGATCGGTGACCTAACCTATGGCCTATGCAACTGGGGCTGACCTGATAACGCGGTACGACGTTGATGTCGTTGGGGTTCTTGCGACTGATGATCGCTCGGCCCCTGACCGATCAGCCGTACCGTCACATCCGGCAGTCTCAGCGGCACTGGCAGACGCATCAGGCGAAGTCGACGCCGCGCTCGAAGCGGGTGGGAGATACACGTCCGACCAGCTTTCGGCGCTAACAGGAAACAGGCTCAGCCACCTTGTACGGATCACGTGCGCGATTGCGATTGCGCACTTGTACGAACGGCGAGCGGTTGACTTCCCCGATCAGGCAGAGGCCGCAGCGAAGCAAGCTCGGCAGCATTTGGAAGCTCTGCGCCGCGGGGTCAACGTGTTCGGAATCCCCGAAGCGCAAGAGACCGGAACCATCGACATTGCGACGGTCGAGGCAATTGACATCGAAAACCTGAACTTACTACCGGCTCGCATGGGTCGCTACTTCCCGCAAACAGCCCAGCGAACACCGCGCACATAAACCAGCCAGCCAAGGGGCGTAAACAATGACACTGCAAACCCCGAATGATTACATCCTTGTTCCCGGCAAGGTCGACATTTGCGTTGGCTTCCCGAGCGCGTACACGACGCTTTATAAGATCGGCGAATCGACCGACGGCATCCGCGTTGAAAAGCGGATCTTCCTAAATGGCGTGCCTGGTGATCGCTACGGCGGCAACGCTGGCCCACCGATTGAACGACAGTTCCTCGGCGCGGAGTGTTCATTTCAGTTGAGCATGAGCCGCGTCGACTCCGATCAGATTGTGAAGATCGAAAAGCTCGGCGGGTTGCTGTCCAGTGCGGGCACGATTCCGCTTGCTGCGATCGGTGCGCTGCTTCATCGAGACCACGGCATTCGGATTCTACTGTACGCGACTCGAGACACGACGCGATCGATCAACTTCCCTTGCTGTATCTGGGATCAGCCGATGACCAAGAACAAGGGAACCAAGTTTGAAGAGGTTGCGATGGGCATCACTGCTACCCGCGCTCCCGAGGGCTATTGGTACTCGGCTGCCGAGGGCATCCTGTACAACTCCGACACGACTGGCTACTAATCGATCGATGGCCCCGACGCGTCAGTAACAGCGAGGAATGACATGAGCCAGCGACTTGCACAAGGTTTGGTAGTCAACTTTCCCGACAATTCGACCGACAGTGACCCAGTCAACCTAACGGGCGGCGTTCAAGGTTCGATCGTCGTTCCCGCGGCACTCAACGGCAAGACGATTCAGATCAAGCTCGACATTCCTGATAGCGGCTATTACCGCAACACGGCCGCCCAAGCGTTTCATGGGGTGACCTTACTTGCTTCCGCAAAGACGTTGAGCACGGGTAATAACGTGTTCACGGCGACGGAACTTGCTGCGATTGCCGGAGCCGGCCCCGTGCGGTTTGTGCTGAACAGTGCCGTCTCCGGTTCCGCGACAAAAGCCTTATTGCTTTGGAAAGACTAACGGACGAGGTGCGCCATGCTCTGGACGATTGCCTCTTACTCGATGGTTGGCGGGCTTGGGTTTGGGTTTGGCATGGCGATTGGTGGCATGGGTGGCGTTTGGGTGGGTATGCAAACGGCCGAATTGTTTAGCGGCATGTGGTCGCCGCTGTTTTCACGCAAGGGGGCGTAGTTGACATGTCTGGCCCGACAGTCTTTCCACCGAACGCTATTCAAGTCCCGTCTGCCGGCTTAGTCGGCAAGTCGGCTGCGGGTGGCTGCACTACGATCACTGTCGGCTCTGGTCTGACGCTTAGCGGAACGACGCTCAGTAGCAGCGTCGACTTGTCTGGTTACGCTACGACAGCCGCCGTCGCAGCCGGTTATCAACCACTTGACTCCGATCTTACTGCGATCGCCGCTCTTTCGACGACTACGTTCGGTCGGTCATTGCTCACTCAGGCCGATGCCGCTTCTACGTTGTCGACGATCGGCGCGGCTTCCTCGTCGCACACTCACGCAACTAGCGAAGTTACCGGGCTCGATGCGGCACTAGCGAGCAAGGCGGCCGATTCCGCGGTTATTCACACGACCGGCAATGAAACCAAGACGGGCAATATAACTCTCACCGGATCGTTGATTTTCGACAGCACCTATGAAGACGTTACTGCCGGGATGGGTGGGAGCAATGCTCATGTAGGCATGACCTACAGGGGAGTAGTCAAAGCAGGTGCCTTCGGTTCGTCTGCTAACGGATTCGGTGCTGGACAGGTAGCACTGGGAACGATCACTGGGACCAGCATATCGCCGCAAGCGTATCTGCTACCGAATACTGACGGGGTGAAGGTTACACAGAGTGATCGCAGTACGAACGGTACATTGTTAGCGGGTAACATTGATACTAGCGGATCGATCGGTTTCGTAGGTAATCAGTACCGCATAGTCTCTTCGGTTAATCGGATTTGGTTTCAACCTGCTGGCTCTGCTGTAGGCAGCTCGTTCATTACAACGGGTGGTATATGGATGGAGGGTTCGCAGTATTTTGGCATTTCCCCGTCACAATTTACTAACAACCCAGATGTGCAACTCGGGCGAAATGCTACAGGCCCGAAGTGGCAAATGCGAGCCGACGGTGGAGTAGAGGTTAAGAACCTAGCAGGCAACGCAGACGCTCCGATCAGTGGAAGTCAATTCACACCGTCAAGTAGTTCCGCAGGCATGGCATTCAGGGTGATCGGCGGGGTGAACTCACCGATATTTAACCTATCAATAGGGACAGCAGCTTATGAATTTGCTGTTGTAGCTGCGGGTAATGCCTCGGGATGGATGCAAGCTACGTCAGGAGGAGGATTCAGTTGGTCATCTAGTAACCAAGGAAGTGCAACCGACTTATTCCTGAGACGAGTATCATCCGGTGTGCTAGCTATAGGTACGGGAGCAACTAATTCTTTGGGCGGGTTGCAAGCAGGTGCGGCTACTTTCAGCGGGGACGTAAATGTTGCCTATGCAAAACGAATTAACTTTGTAAGCGGAGGTAGCGTAGGTAATTCCGGCGGGGCAGCCAACAGAGTGGAGTTGTTTGGTACTCAAATTACCCTTGGAACTGGTGTGAACGGTGGTGCGTGTAATGTCGTTCTAGGGGATTACGCTTCAACTTCGCTCAACATAACCGGAACCAATGATACTACGGCGACGATGACGATCAATGCCGGTGACTTGGCTAATCCTGGAGTCGGCAGTCTGCTTGTATTGCGTGGCGGCAATGGCATGGGGGCCAATTCCGGAGGTAATGTAAGGGTGCATGGCGGAGCGTTCGGGACATCCGGGTCAGACGGTAATGTGATTATCGGTCACACTGGGTCCGCCGCTCGCGGTCGTGTTTTAGTAGGTACGAGCACTGATGACGGTTCAAACACATTGCAAGTTAACGGGCCGGCTACGTTCAGCGGCACTGTTAAGCTTGGATCATTCACGGCCGCAACTCTTCCGCTTGCTTCGGCGAACGCTCGCGCGACCGCCTTCGTCACCGATTCATCGGCTACCTATTCTTCGGCAAATATCGGATCGACAGTTACCGGCGGCGGATCGAATCTCGTCCCCGTTTGGTCAAATGGAACAAATTGGGTAATCGGATAATGACACAACGGCCTTATGAACTACTCGTCCGCTTTTCCCCTTCCGGTTCAATCGCCGGGGCTTCCGTTCGTTATGTTACAACTCTCAACGGCCGCGACTACGAAGGCGACCCGCTACCGCTTCAAGGAGTCGAAGATCCGGCCTTCTTGGCATTCTCTCAACAGTTTGGAGCGGCGGCAATCGCCGAACGCGATCAGGCCAGCGCCGAGCTTTTGGCAATGACGGCCTCGCGCGAAGCTGAAATCAGACGAGCCGAATCGGCCGAAGCCGAACGCGACTCGCTTGCCTCTTCCCTGGCTGCAATGACGGCGGAGCGCGATGAATCGCTATCGCAAGTCTCCGCACTATCCGAACAGCTCGCCGCGGCTCAGGTTTCGCTATCGTCAATTTCAAGTGAGAACGAATCTAACATTGCCGCGCGCGATCAATCTTTGGGCCGGGTTGCAGAGCTCGAAACAGCGAACCAACAACTTCAAAGCGATTTTTCAGCCGCTCAAGCTCGAATCGCCGATTTGCAAACCAAAGTTCCTTGGGACGTTCGCATAATCGACGCTTCGGCGTTTTTGTCGCGAATCTCACAAGCTGAATTGCTCGAACTGGCGACTTCCGAAGACCCGACTTTGCAACAAATCTCAAAGATGCTTTCGGCTTATCGCGCGAACGATTGGCCGATAATGCTTGATTCACCCGAAATGCAACAGGCGATCGGGTATTTGACGCAAATCGGCTTCATTTCGCAAACCAGGGCAGATTACATTTTGCGAGACTCAACCAGGGAAGAGGCATACAAGGCGGGCGAATAATGGCAGCTTGTGAATTCATTTCGAACGCCGGAAAAGTCTTTGCCGGTCAAGCCTACGACCCGGCAACCGATGACGCATCGGGCGGGGCAATTGCGAACATTCAAGACGGCGGAGCGGCGCGTCGGTGTTCATCGAGACATGTTCAACGCTTTTTGGCATTCAACGGATGGTGTTACTCCGCAAGAAATCTCCGCGAAGATGGGAGGCAACGCCGCTGCATTCTTCGCTCTGGCTTCGCAGAACGTAACGCACATTGCAACGTGCGCGGCGATTGTAGGAAAGACGCTCGGCGACTACTTGCAGCCGAGCGAGTATGTGCCGCCGCAGCAAGTTGTGGTTAATCAAAATGGTTCTGTAACGATCGGCTAAAGCATGGCAACGCAAACCTTTGAGTTTAATGCGCCTACCGGTTCTGGAACCTTCACGGCAAAGTTCTTTGCTGTCGGGTCCGATACCGTTGTCGCCACTGCATCGGCCACTGAAGCGACGAATCGAAAAGGGCGGTACACCGGAACACTCACAGACTTTCCGCCCGGAACATACAACATGATTGCGTTCTTGGGTTCGGTTGGCGGTTACGCGAACGAGGTTTATGTCTTCACTGCAAGCACAGCCACATTTATTCCTGAAAGTGAGAAGCCTCAGCCTTCGATTGATCCCAACGGTTACGCATACGCGAATCTCGTTCGGATCGGTGCTGCTCCCGTCGCGGTCGATACTGGCACTGCGGGAACCGTATCGTTTGTGAGCGGTTCCTATGTCGCAACATCCGGAGAAACTGTAAACGCCAACGTCGTGCAGGTCGGCGGCGAGAACATTCACGATGATGGTGACGGGCGCATGGAGGTTATTTCATCCAGCTCCGGCGCGGGTTCGAGTGCCGTGACAGTATCGGTTGCATCTGGTGCGTCGGCGATTACTGGCGCTTTGGTGACGGTACTGAGCGGGTCGACTGTGGTGGCTTACGGAACGACCGGAAGCGGCGGCACAGTGGTTTTTAATCTCGACTCTGGCACGTATACGGCAAGGGTCCGCTCGAACCCCAGTTACCAAACACCAGACGATCAGGCGTTTACTGTCTCTGGTGACATGTCCATAGATTTCGGCCTCACCGCTCAGTCGATAGATCCACCGAGCACGCCCGGTCTGTGCACGGTTCGATTTATTGTTCTGGACGCCGGCTCACCGGTTCAGGGCGTCAGGGTTACGGCGGAATTGGCAAGTGAGAACGCAATGGTAAATACCGCGTTGATGTCGAGGGCGCTACATGCGGCCACAACGGACGCAGACGGGATCGCCGATCTGGTCATGGTGCAATACGCATCATTCACTCGCGGCGGCGCGTACCTCATCAAGGCGACCGACAGCACTGGTCGAAAGTTCCACGATCGCAAGGTCACTGTTCCGAGCAGCACGACAGCTTATGCCGAGGATTTGCCTGACGCCTAAAGTTCCGTTCGCAGACTCGGGGAATACCGATAGATTGCGGCTTTAATGTCGGTGCGTCTCGGAGCTGCGTGAATGCTGAACTATCTGCTTATTTGCTGCCTTGCTGCGGTTTGGGTGATTTGCTTGACCGTCATTGTGCGACTACTGCTTGGGTGGCGCGACAAGCGGCGAATTGCCAACGCGCGGGGCATGTTTGTCTTTCATGATGGCAAGGCGTACCGCTCGGTCGATCCGATCGCGACTTGGATGAAGCTTGAGGCTCACCCGAAATTCATTCTCGAGCGGCACTACAAGCTTTCGACCGAAAACGACACCGAGGCGCTTGAGCTACTGGCCGACGCGGTGCGAGAGGCGTTTGGTGTTCCGGCTTACACGACCCCGACAAAGCCGGGATTGGCCGTTCACGAATGCCGAGAGTTACTGACGGCGTTTTTGCAGTATTGCGATGCGCTAAAAAAAAACACCAATCCTGGGCCGACCTCTGCGCAATCTTCGGAACCGACGTCGAGCGAATCCGACAACGAGACTTCGAGCGGTACGTTGGGCTCTGGCTCTGTAGGTGGCGCGGAATTGCCAAGCACGGACACGCAACCCGAGACGGCGTGAAAGCCGCGATTCTGCCTTTGTTCACCGACGGCCAGATGCCTGATGCGTGGTATGCGAACATTGCCGAAACTGACGATCAGGCCATTGTGCTGAGGGACGCCGACCGATGATAAGCCCCAACGAAACAGCCGACCTGTGGAAGCGACTTGCCTCCGGTGATGTAAACGATCCGATGTTTGGGCATTTGCTTGTTACAGCTCAAACAATCCGAGACGCCGGCGGGCTGCAGACCGAGCAGCATTTTCAGCAGTTCGTCAAAGAGTATTCCCAAATCAACCCGAGCGATGGCTTTGGCCGGCAGGTATCAGAGTTGATCCGTCGTCACATCGCGCTAAAGGATGACGTTCAATACCGCCCGATGCGCAGTTCCGGCGGCGAGCCTATCGAGCCAGCTCCGCAAAAGGATTCGGGACCGCAGTACAGCGACGAGCAAAAGCGTGTTGCACAAAACAAGCTCGATGGAATTTCGGCGCTGACCAATCTTGGCTTTACCAAGACCGAAGCGAAGAAGCGGATTCAAGACGCACTAAACCGCGGCGACAAGGCGTTGGATCTCGAATCACTGGTGCGATCAGCAATCAATCCGCCAAGGCCGCAGGTCGAGCGAGAGACGGCTTACGGTGCCGAGTTTGCGAAGTACCAGCAGGGTTACGCAGGAGACAAAGAGACCGGGGCAACGCACTTATTGCAGATTGCCAAAGCCGTTCAGCCCGAAGGGATGGACTACGATCAGTTCGAGCAGATTGCCGAATCTATCAAGCTCATTCAGCAGCAAACCGCGATCCCGGCCGATGGCAGTAAGCCTGCAATGACCCACGGCGAAGCAATGGATCGCATGTGGCAATTGCCCAAGCACTTCAAGGAGCACTTTGCCAACCCGACGGTCGACACCAAGAACGCGATCGACGGAATCACCAAGGCTCAGGCATCGCAGGCCGAGAGCGCGGCGACACAGACGGCCAACTATCAGGGTGGGCTCGACTCGGTGCAGACGGCGATGGATGCAGCCGGCGTTGTGGATCCGACACCGGTTGTCGACTTGACGAATGCGGGCCTGTCTTTGTACCGCGCGGCGACTGAGCCCGAGCGCGCCGGGGAGCACCTCACCAATGCAGTGATTTCGGGCATTTCGGCTATTCCGTACATCGGAGACATCGCCAAGGCTGGCAAGTATGCGGGTAAAGCCGAAAAGCTGGCTGGGGCTGAAGCGAAA